TGAACTTGATACATCCTGACCGGGTGCTAATGTTGAACTGCCAGAAACAATAAAAGAAGAAGATAAGACATTTGAAAACGAGGAACAAAAAAATGAAGCAAATATTACATACGATGATCAGCCCAATAACACAGCTGAGAAATCTGATGAGCAGCCTGTTGTTCGAGATGAAAAGAACGAAGGCGGTGAGGTTACACAGAAAGCTGACGAAGCAAAAAGTGATAAACAACCAGATAACACTCAAGCAGTTGAAGAGTATTCTGAAGGAGTTAAGAAAAGAATAGCTAAACTTACTAAGAAAATGCGTGAAGCGGAAAGACAAAAAGAAGAAGCTTTACGGTATGCTCACAGCGTTAAACAAGAAAGAGATCAGTTTCAAACACAAGCTACATCTTTAGATAAAAATTATGCCACAGAAATGGAAGGCAGAATTTCATCTTCTATTTCAGCAGCACAAGCAAAACTTGCAGCCGCTAGACAGAATGAAGATTCTAAATCGGAAGTAGAAGCGTTGACTGCAATTTCTCAATTAGGTTATGAACAAGGTAAATTAGCAGAATTAAAGACTCAGCATCAAATGCAAGAGACTGCTGCTAAAGAAGAGACTGTTCAACCCACAAGACAACCAATGCAACAAGCACCGGCTAGAGATCCAAAAGCAGAAGCCTGGGCAGAGGAAAATGAGTGGTTTGGCAAGGATAATGCCATGACTTACACAGCATTCGATCTACATAGGAAACTAACCGAAGAAGAAGGTATGGACCCTCAGTCTGACGATTATTATAAGGAAGTTGATAAAAGAATAAGACTTGAATTTCCCCATAAATTTGATAGACAAGTAGAAGAAAAACAGACTACTAAACCTACACAGAACGTTGCCTCTGCAACGCGTAGTACAAAGAGTGGTCGCAAACAAGTGAGACTCACATCTTCTCAAGTCGCAATAGCGAGAAAATTAGGTGTGCCACTAGAAGAGTATGCGAAACAACTTATAAACACGAAGGAGGTATAGGCATATGACAAATAATAAACCAACTCGTGCGAGTCAAACTAAAAGTGATTCTACAAAAGTACAATCACAAGCTAAAATGGTTGCGCCAAAAGCAAAACCAAAAGTTTGGACTCCACCATCGTATTTAGATACGCCCAACGCGCCAGACGGATTCAGACACAGATGGGTCAGGATAGAAGTCTTAGGATTTGTTGACACGAAAAACATACAAGGACGCTTAAGGTCCGGGTATGAGTTAGTAAGGGCAGACGAATATCCTCAAGAGGACTTTCCAGAAATTGCAGATGGCAAATACGCAGGGGTTATCGGACACGGCGGCCTAGTGCTGACTAGGGTACCGGAAGAGATCGCAAGGTCAAGACAAGAGTATTTTGAGAAACAAGCTCAAGATCAACAGACCGCAATAGACAACGATCTTATGAAGGAACAGCATAGGGGAATGCCTATCGACATCGATATGCAAACTCGTACAACCTTCGGTGGCAAGAAAAGTTAAAAATTTTTAACAAATCAAACCAGCGATTGACATTAAACCGTGACTGGAGGCCCGCAAGGGTAGGTCACATAAGGAGAAAACAATATGGCAAATGCGTCAACTACTGGGTTTGGTTTTAGACCCATTAAAAAGATAGCGCAAAACTATAACAACGCTGCACTCTCAGAGTACAACGTTGCAGCTTCTTCGGCTTTAATTTCGCACGCATGTTTAGTGCAATTAACAGCAGATGGAGTTGTGCTTGCTTCAGGAAACACAGATACAAACAATCTAGGTACCCTGAATGGAGTATTCTATACAGATGCGACTAGCAATAAACCAACATGGAGTAACTATTCGCCAGCAAGTAATACTGCTACGGATATTGTTGCTTATATTAACGACGATCCTATGCAAATGTACGAAATTATGTCTGCAGATACAGCTTTCAACCAAAATGAGGTTGGACACTGTGCGGATCAAGTGCTTGCAGCAGGTACTACACCGTTGTTTGTATCGAAATCAAAAATTTCGGCAACAACAGCAACTACAAAGGCACAATTGTTCATCATGGGCGTTTCTAGAGATCCAGATCACTCTGATACAACTGCTGAGGGCTTTGCTCTTAGAGTTCAAATCAGAGAACATATCTTGGTTGGAAACGATACCGCGAGAGCAGGGATATAAGGAGATAAATTATGGCTATATCACGAAACCAACTCGTAAAAGAGTTAGAGCCAGGATTGAACGCCTTGTTCGGCCTGGAATACAAACAGTATGAAAATCAGTCAGCTGAAATTTATACTACAGAGTCATCTGACAGAGCTTTTGAAGAAGAAGTAATGTTAAGTGGTTTTGCACAAGCACAAGTAAAACCGGAAGGTTCAGGTGTTACATACGATAACGCTCAAGAAACTTTCACAGCTAGATACACTAACGAAACAATTGCGTTAGCGTTTGCTATCACTGAGGAAGCTATTGAAGACAATTTGTATGACAGACTGGCTTCTAGATACACTAAAGCTTTAGCAAGATCTATGGCTCAAACTAAACAAGTTAAAGCAGTTAACCCACTAAATAATGGAATGCCTGGCGGTAGTTTCACTTCTGGTGATGGTGTAACTCTTTTCAACACAGCTCACCCAACGCTTGCTGGATCATTCCAGAATACGTTGACAACTGCGTCTGACTTAAACGAAACTTCATTAGAGCAATCAATGATTGACATTGCTGCACTTACTGATGAAAGAGGTTTAAAGATTGCAGCTAAAGCTGTTAAGATGATCATTCCATCTGCGCTACAATTCACAGCTGAAAGACTTATGGCTTCTGCTGGTAGAGTTGGAACTGCTGATAATGATGTCAACGCAATCAGATCTATGGGGATGATTCCTCAAGGTTACTCTGTTAATAATTTCTTAACAGACACTGATGCGTTTTTCATTACTACAGATGTGCCTAATGGTATGAAACATTTCGAAAGAACTCCTCTATCTACTAAGATGGAAGGTGACTTCGATACTGGTAATGTTAGATACAAAGCTAGAGAAAGATACGTATTTGGTGTATCTGACCCTAGAGGTATCTTTGGTTCTCCAGGAGCTTAATACTTAATTTTTTGTGGCGGGACATAGTCTCGCCACAATTAACAAATAGAAAGACAAAACCATGAAAAAATTCCTAATAAACATATATGCTTATGACCATCACGGCAGATTTGAGGTAGAATCTAATGATGATGCTATTTCTTTAGAGAAATCAATAGTTGACAAGCTAGGAGAAAACAGTATAGTTTGGGAAAAATCGGGAATGTTTAGTAATCTTCCTTATCGAATAACTTATGAAGAGGTTATAAATGATACAAGACCTATACAAAGCAAAAAGGTCCTTGGAGTTGAAGTGGGAACAGGAGCATATTGACAATAATAGATATACTCTTGAAATGGTCCGAATTGATGACAAAGTCAGAGAAGTCATTACTAGGATCAAGCTTGAAGAAGCTGCCATTGCACATAGACAGAATTCTGTTGAAGGTGCGGCTCCACAAGTTTCTGTAGCTACTTAATAAAAAGCTACATCGTTGGAAAAATCCACTCCACACTACAGGCTCTCTTGCACTCTACTAAAAAATAACATATAATATTTACACTATACATTTAATAAATGATGAATGCTGACGCGTATAGTCGACAACCCTAGGGACAGTATTCAGATATCTAGGAGGATATTAATATGGCAACAACTACATTTTCGGGACCGATAAAAGCGGGAACGATTTCAAACACTACTGGAACTACACTTGGTTCAAATGTTAAAAACACAGGACAAGTGGTAATGGCACAGACATTTTCAACGGGCGCTACACTTGATAGTGGAGCTTCTGCTGCAAATTCTACTACTGTCGTTATTCCAGCTAACTCACAAATCATTGATATAGTACTTGACAAGCCTACAGTAATGGCTGGTGCTACATGTGTTTTCAGTATTGGAGATACAGTTGGTGGGAACGCATCTTTGCTTAACTCATATTCAGTTACAATCGCTTCAGGAGTTGGACGAGCATATCCAACAACAGAAGCTGGTGGTGCATTGGCTTGGGCTGATACAGGAACTGCAGACCTAAAACTGACATGGACGAGTACTGGTGCTACGAGTGATGGTGAAATTAGAGCTACTATTTTGTACCAACAAAATAATAACTTAAGCTAATAACTAATTAAGTGTGGGCCTTCGGGCCCACATTAAATATAAGGAGAAAAATTATGTCAATAGGCGGAGGAGGATCATTTTCAAGTGATCAAACAACTTTACAAAAAGATACGGGCGCTATATCATTGTTAAGAGCAGGTAGAGCTAGAGTTACTTCTATTCAAGGTAGAGGTGAAGCAGGTTCTGTTATACTTTTACACGATAGTGCTACAACAGGTGGTGCGGCTGCTGGTAACTTAATGGCAACTTTTAAATATGACACTGAAGGTTTAGCAGTTTATGTTCCAGGTTCTGGAATTCTTTTTAAAGATGGAATTTGTGCAACCTTAACACAAACAACAGGAACTGACGGAAGCGTTACGTTAACTATCACAGGAGCGTAGTATGGCTAACACTACCTCTGGTTCTTATACTTTTGATAAGAACCTCGGAATAGATGAAATTATTGAAGATGCATATGAACGTATTGGTATGCAGGGTGTTTCTGGTCATCAATTAAAAACTGCGAAACGATCTTTAAATATTTTATTTTCGGAATGGGGAAATAGAGGTTTACAATTTTGGGAAGTAAAAAACCAAAACGTTACACTAGTTGATGGACAAGCAGTGTATACTTTTTTTAGATCCCCGGCTGATGGTACATCAAGCGGTATTAGCACAACCTTATCTGCAGG